CAATGGTAATACCATTTCAAGTACCGATACTAATGGTAATATTAATATTACTCCTGATGGCACCGGTTCTGTTGTATTAGATGGCTTAAGCCATCCGCAAGCAGATGGTACAGCAGGCCAATTCTTAACAACAGATGGTTCAGGTCAATTATCATTTGCTACGGTAACAAGCAACTTTACAATTGCAGCTGATTCAGGCACTTCAGATACATTTAATACTGGAGAAACCCTAACATTTACTGGTGGGGAAGGTGTTGATACTACCGTAAGCAATAATGTTATTACTATCGCGACAGAAGATGCTACAAGCGCTAATAAAGGTGTTGCTTCATTTGACTCTAACGACTTCACGGTAACATCAGGTAATGTAGTTATTGCTGCTTTAGGTGTTGATACGGCTCAAATTGATACTAATGCCGTTACTACTGCTAAGATTACCGATGCTAATGTTACCAATGCTAAATTAGCAAACTCATCTATCACTATTAATAGTAATGCTACATCTTTAGGTGGTTCGGTTACATTAGATACAAGTGATTTTGCAGAAGTAACAAACTTATGGTTCACCGATGAAAGGGTTGATGATAGGGTAAATGCTTTAATCACTGATGGTGAAGGTATTACAACTACTTACGATGATGCAGCAGGCACTTTAACTATCGACGGTGAAGATGCTTCTACATCTAATAAAGGTATTGCATCATTTAACTCTTCGTTCTTCTCTACAAGCTCCGGTGCTGTTTCTTTAGCAACAGGTTCAGTTACGGCAACAGAGATTGCATCTTCAGCGGTAACCTCTTCAGAGTTAGCTGCCAATGCAGTTACAACAGCTAAGATTACCGATGCTAATGTTACCAATGCTAAATTAGCTAACTCATCTGTTACCGTTGGTTCATCATCATTAAGCTTAGGGGGAACCTTAACAGATTTAGCGGGGCTAACATCTATTGTTGTTGATGATTTAACTATCGATACAGCTTCGATTACAACTACAGCTTCAAATACAGATATTGGTTTAAGCCCTCACGGAACAGGAACAGTTACGGTACCTTCCGGGTATGAGTCAAGAGCAGGGTTTACTGCTGATTCATTAGCAAACAAATCATATGTTGATGCAGTTGCAAATGGCCTTGATGTTAAGAAATCATGTAGGGCAGCTTCAACGAGTAACTTAAGTGCTACTTATAATAACGGGGCGGGAACATTAACTGCATCAGCAAATGGTGCAATTTCAATCGACGGTGTATCTCTAACAACTGATGATAGAGTAATTGTTAAAGATCAAACAGCACCTGCTCAAAACGGTTTCTACAAGGTTACAACAATTGGTTCAGGCTCGGCAGCGTACGTACTAACAAGAACTCCAGATGGAGATGAAGCTTCAGAATTAAATGGTGGTGCATTTACATTTGTTGAGGAAGGTTCTACCAACGCAGACAATGGTTATGTAGTTACAACTAACGGCACGGTAACACTTGGTACTACAAGTATTACAATTGAACAGTTCTCCGGGGCTGGTCAGATTTCAGCAGGTTCTGCATTAACCAAGACGGGCAATACAATTGATGTTGCAGTTGATGATTCTTCAATTGAAGTTTCAGCAGACGCCCTTCAAATTAAAGCTTTAGGTATTACCAATGCGATGTTAGCAGGCTCTATTGCAAATGCTAAGTTATCTAATTCAGCTATCACTATTAATAGTAATGCTACTTCTTTAGGGGGATCTGTTACCTTAGACACCGGAGACTTAGCAGAGAACGGTAACTTATGGTATACCGATGAAAGGGTTGACGATAGAGTTAACGCATTGTTTGTTGCAGGAGAAGGTGTTGACTTTACTTATAATGATGCATCTGGGTCGTTTACAGTTGATGCTGAATTAGCTACTAGTTCCAATAAAGGTGTAGCATCATTTAATTCATCTGACTTCACGGTAACTAGTGGTGCGGTAACAATAGCGACGGTTAATGGTGGTACGTACTAAGTCGTATGTCCACTATATTATTAAAAAGTAGTAGTACTGCTAGTTCTGTTCCGGGGTCGGGAGATCTATCCCACGGTGAATTGGCTATAAATACTGCTGACCAAAAACTATACTCTAAGGATTCTGGAGGTACTGTTTTTGAAGTAACATCGGGCTCAAGTGCGAATGAGATAGACGGTGGATCAGCTTCGACTACATATTACTCTTCAGATACTTCATTTGACGGCGGAAGTGCATAATGGCAGCAAAAATACAATTTAGAAGAGATACATCATCCAATTGGTCATCTGTTAATCCAACTTTAGCAGCTGGAGAGATGGGCTATGATACTACTAATGATATCTTAAAGATAGGAGATGGTTCTACAGCTTGGAATAGTTTAACATCTTCTAACACTTTTAAAAATTCTTCAGATACAGTTCTAAATGCCGATACAACGACAGTTGGTATGTCATTTGTTGTTGATGAAGATAACATGGCATCTAACCTTGCTACTAAAGTACCTACCCAACAATCTGTTAAAGCTTATGTTGATACACAAGTAGCAACAGTTCCTGTTGGTGATATTACTTCTGTAGTAGCTGGAACAGGTTTAACAGGCGGTGCAACAAGTGGTGCAGCAACAGTAAATGTTATAGGCGGTACAGGTATTACAGCAAACGCTGATGATATTGCTATTGACTCAACAGTTACTACACTTACAGGTACACAAACATTAAGTGCTAAAACATTAACCTCCCCTGTTATCAATACAGGTGTAAGTGGTTCAGCTATTCTTGATAGTGATACAATGGCAGGCACAAGTGCTACTACTCTTGCTTCATCAGAATCAATTAAAGCTTATGTAGATGCTCAAACAACTGATGAAACTGCAGAGGGTTCAACTAATTTATATTGGACAAATGCTAGGGGAGATGCAAGAATCACTGCTGCACTTATTGATGAAGATAACATGTCAACTAATAGTGCTACACGTCTTCCATCACAGCAATCTGTTAAAGCATATGTTGATGCACAAGTAACAGCGAGTGACTTAGATTTCTCTGCCGACTCAGGTGGAGCATTATCCATTGACCTTGATTCAGAAGCTATAACATTCACGGGTGGTACAGGTATTACCACGGTTGGTAATGCTAATGATGTAAGTATTGGTATTGATTCTACTGTTACCACATTAATTGGAACACAAACACTTACTAATAAAACATTAACTTCACCAGTATTAAATACTGGAGTGAGTGGTTCAGCCGTACTTGATGAAGACAATATGGCAAGTAACTCTGCTACAAAGCTTGCTTCTCAACAATCTATTAAGGCTTATGTTGATACCCAAATAGCTACAAAGGATGCTTTAAGTGAATTGTCTGGAACTCTGGATGATATCACAGATGGCACTACCTATAAAAAGTATTCAGCAACAGAAAAAACTAAACTAGCTGGAATAGAAGCATCGGCCACAGCAGATCAGACCAATGCTGAAATCAAAACTGCTTATGAAGCTAATGCTGATACTAACGAATTCTCTGATGCTGAACAAACTAAATTAGCCGGAATAGAAGCCTCAGCTACTGCTGATCAGACCAATGCTGAAATAAGAACAGCTGTTGAAGCAGCGACAAATTCAAATGTATTTACTGATGCAGACCATACTAAATTAAATGCTATTGAAGCTGCAGCGGATGTAACAGATACAACTAACGTTGTTGCAGCCTTAACAGCAGGTACTAATATTGCTATCTCTGCGGGTGGTACAGTATCTTCAACAGATACAAATACAACTTACTCGGCAGGCACAGGTATTACATTAACAGGTACAACGTTTGCTGCAGGACCAATTGCTTTAACAACAGTACAGGTTGCAGCTAATCAAACAGCACAACTAGCCCTTACAGCGCAAGAGGGTGATATAGTTGTTCGCTCTGATGAAAATAAAACATACTGTCATAATGGCGGTACGGCTGGCACAATGGCAGACTATACATTACTAGCTACGCCAACAGATACAGTATTAAGCGTTAATGGTGATACCGGAGCTGTTACTGTTACACATGACGGTCTTTCTGATTTTGTTGCTAATGAACATATAGATTGGACATCAGATCAAGGATCTACAAATATTCACTCGGGTAATTACACTGATACAGATACTACATACACAGCTGGTACGGGTATTACTTTAGCTGGAACCACTTTTTCAGTAACAGCAAATACCTATGACCCAGCTGGAGAAGCTGTAGCATTAGCGATTGCACTAGGATAATATTATGGCTATACCAAATACAAGAAATACATTTAAAGAACATTGCTTAATGAGGTTAGGCAAGCCTGTTATTGATATTAATGTTGACCCTGATCAAGTTGAAGATAGAATCGACGAAGCCCTTCAATTCTTTAATCAATATCATTATGATGGTACAGAAAGAGTTTACCTTAAACACTTAATCACAGCTGCGGATGTAACCCGTGGTAAAGCTAACGATACAGCAGTTACCGCTACCGACATAGATGGATCAACAACTGCTGATTGGGTAGAACAAAAGAACTGGATACCGGTACCTCAAAACATATCAGCTGTGGTAAAGGTATTCCCTATAACAGATTCTAATTTCTCTAATATATTTGATACAAAATATCAATTGAGATTAAACGATCTTTACAACTTCACCAATACATCTATTGTTCATTATCAAATGACTATGATGCATTTAGATTTCCTTGATCATATTCTTGTAGGGGAAACTCCTATTAGATTCAATCAACATCAAAATAGATTGTATCTAGATGCTGATTGGGGATCACACTTTACCGAAGGTGAGTATATTATTATCGAAGCATTTAGAAACTTAGATGAAAGCACGTACGTAGATATATGGAATGATATACATTTAAAGAAGTATTGTACAGCTCTTATCAAGAAACAGTGGGGGGCTAACCTAATCAAATTCAATGGTATTACCATGCTCGGGGGTGTTACTCTTAACGGGGAACAGTTATTCAATGATGCAACTGATGAACTTAATAAGTTAGAAGAAGAAATTCAATTAGCATACGAACTCCCTCCCATGTTTGCTCTAGGATAAATATATGTATGATAAATTATGAAAGCGTACATGCTGTAAATGGGAAGTTATCTCCTAAAAAGATCTCAAAGATTCCATTAAAAGATAGAGAATCTTTTACGAAAGAGTATGGCGTTAATACTTTTACCCAGGCTCTTTTCCATAAGTTTAAAGATGTAGAAAATAAATGTACGTCATGTGGAAGCCCCACTAAATTCAATTCTTACTCTAAAGGATATAGAAAATATTGTTCTTCGCGATGTTCTGGTTCTCATATAAGGAAAAGCGTTAATGCTAAAATAAGTCGTGATGCAGCTGCAAAGCATTGGGATGGTATAGATGATACCGATAATATATTGCAAGGGTATAAAGACGGTAAGACGATTAAGGCATTAGCATTGATGTTTAATAGCCCCCAATCTAGTATACGGAGCTTATTAGTCCACTATAATGTGACTAGAAGATCTAGGAAAGACTACGACCAAGATGAAATATTTTTCAATAGAGTTCCTAAGGCTAGGATATTAAAAGATCCTGCTACCTATAAAGATATGAGCTTCAGTGAAATACAAAAAACAACTGGTGTTAGTGATAACACTATATTACAAGGTAAGGAAATCGATATACTTATACCAGGGTATGGGATTGCGGACAGCATGTATACAGATGGAGGTTAAGTAACTAATGCCTACTAGCGTATATTTCTCACACGGAACTCAAACAGAACAAAATCTTTACGAAGATATAATCATAGAGCAGTTAAAGATCTATGGCCAAGATGTTCATTATATTCCTAGAAAATTAATAAAGGAAGACACTTTATTCGGGGAGGATATCTTATCCCAGTTTAACGACGCTTATCGTATAGAGATGTACTTCGAGAACGTTGATGGTTACGAAGGCGAAAAAGAGATCATGTCTAAGTTTGGTTTAGACATTCAAGATGAAGCAACGTTTGTTGTATCAAGAAGAAGATTTGAACAGCTAGTAGCCACCGATAATAACCTTATTGTATCTAGTAGGCCTAACGAAGGGGATCTAATATACTTCTCAGGCCATAAGAAGATGTTTGAAATAACATTTGTAGATCATGATAACCCGTTCTATGAAGTATCTAATATACCAGTTTATAAGTTACAATGTAAGACATTCGAATACAGCCATGAAGACTTTAATACAGGTGTTAAAGAGATTGATGTTGTATCTGGTGAATACACCGGGGTAGAGCTAGACAATAGTTTGAACGTATTGTTCTATCAAATGTCTTTAGAGCAATCAGGTGCTTATAATGAATACATAGCCCAGGAAGATGGCTTTAAGGTTCAATTAGAAACAGGTTCTAATCTATTATCCGAAACTGATTATCAAGATGGTGCTGTTCTCGTCGAGACATTAGCATGGCCTACTTTAAGCATAAATAATAAAGAAGGAGTATTCGAGAAGGGAGAAATCATTACTGGTTCTGCTTCAGGTGCTAAAGCTTACGTGGTTAGAGACAATAATACTAATATAGAGTATGACCTTATAACCTCGGTAGAGTTTAGCATTAACGATGGGATAACAGGGGATTTGATAGGGTCAACAGGGGATATCACTAAGGTTAATGATGTCAAGGCCTTTATACTACAAGAGAAGTATGACGTTGATAGAATAGATAAGAAAGCTCAAAACGAGTTCTTTAATGCGAATGA